GTAAATGTAAACGGTAAACAAGCAATATACTGTCAAAACCTATTTCTAGACAATACAGCAACAACACAAGCAAGATTCTTTACATTTGGTGGATCAGATAGAACATTATATTCTAGTGATACATTTCCTAATCTACCATCTACATCAAACGTTAGATTTGGAACAACATATGGTCCTGGCTCTGGAAACACAGGTACACTGAGAATGGCTTCACCGCAAGACGTTAGAAGCGGTGTATTGACAGACAATACAACTGGATCTGCTATTCTAAGTATGGAATCACTATCAAACGAAATACAAACAAGCTCAGATCCGTTTGCACAGCGTTTGAGAAACATATCGACAGTAGATGTAGTAGGAAATCTGCTTACTGCGTTTAAGAAATAGAGCTGATATTTATTAATATAAAACAACAATTTATGACACTATTAGCACTTGCACCCCTCGCAGAATCGCTTGACATGTTTATTGCTCTTGCCATCTGCTACTTACCAATCATCCCGTTTTTAATCCTAGCCTACAAAGCTTCAAAATCTGGTAGCTTTCAAAAAGAATCTTTGGGATACCCAGGTGGAACTAAATGGGTTGAATCTAAAATAAACTTACCGTTTTTAAAGCAAGGATGGTTTAAGTTTGCCATCTTTTGGTTCGTTGTTGCGAGTATCTTCTTTTGGTTCTTCTTGTGGCCTGACCATCACGATGTTTGGTTTATAAACGAGTAATTTGTTCGTACTGTACACCATAGCTGCTGTTATCGCATCTGTGCTTATCGAAAGCTTTAGGATAACAATATCTTACGGTAAAGTACAGAACGTGTCCAAGCTCACGACAATCACTCTGGGAGCTATCCTGTTCGCAGTGTGTGTGGCTCTAATATACACAGATTACTACTATACGCCGAGTCCAATAGAAGTTGGGTTATACGCTCTGTTTTACATTTCTGTTAGGGGTGTATTTTACGATCCGCTTTTAAACTTATGGACCGATAAGGAACTAGATTACGTTTCGACTAAAACCAATTCAGTGATAGATTGGATAGAGAGAGTAGGACTGAAGTGGGGGTTTTGGACAGAAAGACTCGTTTACCTATTGTTAGCCATTTTAACCGGACTACTGTATGCGACTATCTACGCTTAAACTAGCGCTTGTATTATTGCTACTTGTTAGCTGCAGAAAACAAACAGATACTACACCCGTAAACAAACAACCTGAGGTGTGTGACTTTCTAGACGGTAAATACAATACCGTAGCGAGGATGTCTAAAGAAGAGCAGGAGATAGCTTTTAGAAACGGTGTTGGAGGAAATCGTGACAGAGATAAAGACGGCATAGTAGACTCAAAAGACAACTGCCCAACAACATTCAATTCAGATCAATTAGATAGCGATAAAGACGGTGTAGGTGACGCTTGCGATGCAACACCCTTCCCTCCAGTTGTTGGAACAGGACCTTGGGTGATATTTTTAGATTTTGATGGAGAGATGGTGAATACAGGGTATTGGAACGGAGGAACTGCTTTTTATGCTACACCATCAGGACTCAGCCCCACAGAAATAAAGAATGTAACTGATAGTGTTAGAGTAGACTTTGCTCAGTTCAAAACAGTAAACATCACAACAGATTCTAACGTATATAAAGCAGCCTCAGTTCTAAGGAGGCAGAAGGTTATTATAACAGAATACAGAGAATGGTACGGTAGCGCTGGTGGAGTGGCTTATTTAGATGGTATTAAGTGGGGATTGGACGTTCCATGTTTTGTGTTTAGTAAAGCTTTACAATATAGTCAAAAATATATTCAAGAAGCTTGTTCACACGAAGTAGGCCACACAATGGGACTCTATCACCAAGCTGAGTATGATGCTAATTGTAACTTTCTAAACGATTATAGCATATTTGGATCAGGAAATAAAACAGGAACAGTGTCTCCTATAATGGGTAATTCTTATTACAGACCTGGACTATGGTGGATAGGGCCAACATCATTTGGATGTAATAGTTTACAAAACGATAGTTTAATAATTAGAAATTTAGTAGGACTATGATAAGAATTAGATTTAAAAAACTCGATGATGAAATGCATTTTTGGGCAGGAATAATAGTATGGTTTTGCGTATTTGTTCTTGCTAATTTTGCATTTGAACAGTGGGCATCATCTATTATAGGATTTATTGCAGCAGCAAGTATTGGTGTTGTAAAGGAAATATACGATGACAGAATAAAAGAAACAGTGTTTGATTGGAGGGATTTAAAATGGACAGTGATAGGAGCTAGTATTCCTACTGTTTTATTTATCATATTTGATATAATTTATTATTTTTCAAAACCATGATAACCAAAGAAAACGTTATAGAGCAGTTAATGACAGACGAGCTCATAACCCAATCTTACGTCTACTCAAACAACAGCCAAAAATATTGGAAGATACAACAACCAATAACGGTTAAACTCAGCAACGATAAAATAATAAACGTACCAAAGGGTTTCTTGTACGATATGTCTACAGTACCAAAGTGGTTATGGTCGATAGTTAGACCTTTTAACGATGGGCTTTTTGGTTACTTGGTCCACGATAGACTTTACGTCATAAGAGACCATAATATGACTAGATTGCAGTGCGATAAAGAGATGCTTTTTTGGACCAACTTGACAAATGATAATAAGTTCGACAACTACATTAGATACGCTTTCGTTAGATTGTTGGGTTGGCTGTGGTGGTACAAATTCGTCTGACCCAAAAGATTTAATGTATAACTTTCGTAGAATGTTGTATATTTATATTTGTAAATACATACGTTAACAAAAAAACAATTTATGTTACTAACAATCATTGTAGCAGCTACGCTAGTATCTGCGTTGGTTTATTTCAATCTAAGCAAAAAGAAAGCTAACACGGAGGAGGAAGAGCCTCTCGTAGAAGAAACAATTTTACCAGAACCTGTAGTTTATAGGGAAGAGGTAATGTCTACACCTATAAAAGAAGACATAGTGAAGGAGCTTCAAAAAGAGCTAGAAGAAGCTAAACCAAAGACAAACAAGACAAAAAAATCAGCTCCTAAAAAAACAACAGCTAAAAAAGTAAAAAATGGAAAATAAGTTAACGCAAACAGAGTTAGATAGACTCAAATTGATAAGAGAGGACGTTTTACAAGCAGTATCTGCATTGGGAGAACTGGAGTATCAGAAAACATTGATAGATGATCAAGTAAAGCAAGTAAAAGAGAACATATTAGAGATAAAAAAGAAAGAGACAGAATTGGTATCGGAGCTCAACGACAAGTACGGGATGGTTAGCATTAATTTAGAAACTGGTGAGTTCAGTAAATAAGTTTTGGAATAAAGTTACATATTTATTGATAGATAAAACCCATACACAATGAGCGAAGTGTTGATTTCACCAGGCGTTTTCTTACAAGAGAACGATCTATCACAAATAACCCAAGGCCCACTACAAACAGGAGCCACAATATTAGGTCCAACAGTAACAGGACCCGTTAACATTCCAACAAGAGTGACTTCTTATTCAGAATATAAAGCCATCTTCGGGGCAGCTTTTATTTCTGGTGGGTATAGTTACGAATATTTAACCAGCGTTGCAGCTTTAAATTACTTTGAGCAGGGAGGAGATTCTTTGTTGGTTACCAGAGTAGCCTCAGGATCTTATACTTCTGCTACGGCTTCTGTACTAAATTCAACTAATGCTGTTTCAGGTACTATAGCCACTGCTACCTTGAGTGTTAGTGGATTGAATGCATCGCAAACTGGATCTTACACGCCCTTTACAATAGTAGACAATAACAACAACTACATATACATTTTACCCGCTACCTTTGGCGTAGATTATAATGATTACAATGCGCAATTGGATTACGGTTATTTTAGTCCAAACGCAGGTAACGCTTACACTTTGGCACAATGGAGTTCTTCTTTAGCAACGTTCAATAATACGTACGCCGCATCTGAAACAAGAGTGACTATAACAGCTCAAGGAAATAACTTAATAGTTAGCGCTTCTGGCGCTGGTACATCTTTCAACGGATATAAATTTTATGTTGGCGGTTGGTTTGGAGCTACAACTGGATCTATGACGCTTTTGGGAACTTTATCAGGCGGTACAAACCCTGTTAACGACTACGCGTTTACTCTTGAAACTTTATCTACCGGTGTTACAATGAACAACGTTGGTGGAACAGTGACAAACGGAGCACTCCCTACCGGTTCTAGCGCAAACATAAGATGGGAAATAGCTTCAGTGGATTCAGGCTCAGGAACGTTTAGCCTTTTAGTAAGACGCGGAGACGATTACAATAACAACAAAACAATATTAGAAACTTGGACAGGTTTATCCCTGGATCCAAACCAAAATAACTACATAGGGTACGTTATAGGGGATCAATACCAAGTAGCTGTTGCAGACGAATTTGGAAATTACTACTTACAAACTTACGGTAGCTACCAAAACAAGAGCAAGTACGTGCGAGTTAAGTCTGTAAACACACCAACTCCCGGTTACTTCGACGCTACTGGTCAACCAAAATCAGAATACTTTACAAGTTTACCTTTGTTGGGATCTGGTTCAGTTAACGGTGCATTCGGTGGCGCAACAGGAGCTCTTTACGGTAGTTTTGGATTAGCTTCTTTGAATCTTTATGAGAGCATACCAACAACCACCACTGATACGAATTCAAACAACATTCAGGGTCTATTAAGATCTAACTATAACGTAGCTTTAAGCTTATTAGGAAATAAAGACGCTTATAGATTCGATACAATATTCGCGCCTGGTTTAACAAGCCAAAACGCTCCAAGTCAAATCAATAGTTTGTTGACTTTGGCACAAGAGCGTGGAGATTGTATAGCCGTAATAGACACAGTTGGATACGCTCAAAACCTATCCCAAGCGACAAACGAAGCGTCCAACTACGATAACTCTTACGGAGCTACTTACTGGCCATGGTTGCAAGTTAGAAGCAGAGAGACAGGCAAAATAAACTTTGTACCAGCTTCTACTTTGATCCCTGCTATATACGAATACAACGATAAGATAGCCGCAGAATGGTTTGCTCCCGCAGGTTTAAATAGAGGAGGAATGGGAACAGTGTTACAGCCGGAAAGAAAGCTTAGCAACAGCGACAGAAACGCTTTGTATCAAGGCCGTGTTAACCCGATCGCTAACTTCCCCGGAATAGGAACGGTTGTATACGGTCAGAAGACGTTACAGTCAAAAGCGTCCGCTACGGATCGTGTGAACGTTAGAAGAATGTTGATAGAGCTTAAGAGCTATATCGGTCAGATAGGAGAAACTTTGGTATTCGAGCCAAACACTCAAGCTACAAGAAACAGATTCTTGAACCAAGTTAACCCGTATTTGGAAACAGTTCAACAGCGCCAGGGTCTATACGCTTTCCAAGTGATAATGGACGAAACGAACAACACTCCTGACGTTATAGACAGAAACCAATTGATCGGTAGCATATACTTACAGCCGACAAGAGCAGCTGAATTCATATACTTGAACTTTAACATCACCCAAACCGGTGCTAGTTTTAGTTAATAGATAAAAAAACAGACAGATGAAACACATAAGCGACGATACACTGATAGAGATTAGAGTGCCAAAAGCCCTTTACGAGAGCATAAAGAAAGAATTGCAGAAGAAAAAAGGAGCTAAGGACGAAAAGAAGAAAGATAAGGTTGCGAAAGACAAAAAAGGTAAATAAGCATATTTATAAAAGAATAAAAACACAACAACATGCCTATCTTGGATAGCAACGAAATAATGTTTACATCATTCGAACCAACGGTACAGAACCGGTTCGTATTCTTCGTAGACGGTATTCCCTCTTTCATGATTAAAAAGGCTGACGCGCCTGGTATTACATTGAACGAGATCAAGTTGGATCACATCAACGTATACCGTAAGCTTAAAGGAAAAGCCGAATGGAGAGACATGACTCTAAGTCTTTATAACCCCATCAGCCCAAGCGGACAACAAGCTGTTATGGAATGGGTGAGATTGCATCACGAATCGGTAACAGGCCGCGACGGTTACTCTGACTTTTACAAGAAGGACTGTAGCATGAACATATTGGGACCGGTTGGTGACATAGTATCAGAGTGGATTCTTAAGGGCGCGTTCATCAAGGAAACAAACTTCGGATCTTACGATTATTCTACACAAGACCCCACAGAGATTAGCTTAACACTCGCGATGGATTACTGCCTGCTCAATTATTAAGCTACTCAATTCTTAATTTTCAACTTTTCTAAAGCCTCTCTACTCGAGAGGTTTTTTTATGCAATAAATTTAATATATGTATATTTATAAATAATGGATTACGCTAAACTATATGATAGGTTTATGAACTCAAGAAAGTCTATGAATAGACGAAAAGGTAATGGCGTATATTATGAAAAACATCACATTAATCCTAAATGTTTGGGAGGTAACGATAGTAAAGAAAATTTAGTACTCTTAACAGCAAAAGAACACTTTTTAGCTCATAGGATTTTATACAAAATATATCCAAACGATAAAAATATAGTTCTATCTTTTTGGGGAATGTGTAATCAAAAGAACGAAAAAATACTTAGGTATATACCAAGCTCTAGATCGTATGAAGAAGCAAGATTGGCTTTTTTAAAAAATAACTCTGGAGAAAATAATCCCAAAGGATTCTTAGGAAAAACTCATTCTGATAAAGTAAAAGAGATTCAAAGTCTAGCTAATAAAGGCAAAAAATACTCTGAAGAAACTAGAAATAAAATTAGAGATCGTAAGATATGGATGAAGTATAGCGATGAGATCAACTTAAAAAAAGGAAAGAAGGATGAGTTACACAGTATGGCAAGAAAGGTAAAACACATAGAATCTGGATTAGAATTTCCAACGTTAAAATCAGCTTCAAACTATTATAAAGTAAGTAGAAATTCTATTTATAATTGGATAAAAAAACAAAAAATACAATACATATAAAATAAAAAAAAATGAGCACAGCAAAATTTGAGATTCCATCAGAAATCATCGATCTTCCAAGCAAGGGAAAACTTTACGCAAAAGATAATCCACTATCTTCTGGAACAGTAGAGATGTATTACATGACTGCTAAAACTGAAGACATTCTCACCAATGCGAATCTGTTACGTCAGGGCTTAGCTATAGAACGCATGCTTAAGTCTGTTATTAAAAGCGAAATAAAGTACGAGGATCTGCTCCTGGGCGATCGGAATGCGCTTCTGATAGCAGCCAGAATCCTAGGTTACGGGAAGGACTATACGTTCAAGTACAAGGCCGACGGTTCCGAGCAAGAGGAGTCGGTTACAATAGATCTACAGTCGTTGAAGTACAAAGAGGTAGACTATAACCTTTACGACGATAAGAACGAGTTCACTTTTGTACTACCCCACTCAAAGAACACCGTTACCTACAGGCTATTGACGGTTGAAGACGATAGGAAGATCGACGCAGAGATAAAGGGAATGAAGAAGGTTGCAAACGCAGAGATCGGTCAGTTGTCCACAAGACTAAAACACCAGATCACCTCAGTCAACGGAGATTACAGCACAAAAACAATCAGGGAATTTGTGGACGAGGGTTACCTTTTGGCAAGGGACGCTGTGGCTCTAAGACAGGACATAGCAAAGAACACACCAGACATAGACACTAAGATCACTTTTACCCTAAACAACGGAGAAGAGATCACTACAGACATGCCGATGGGCGCTTCGTTCTTCTTCCCCCAGTTCGAAGATTAACAATATGAACGGCGGCACCGCTATATGGTATCCTTTGTTTCCGGGGATAGAGTACAAGCCTGTGTTCATGACAGAGTGCTTTGAGCTTGTGTACCACGGAGGCGGAGGTTTCTCTTGGTCCGAGGTTTGGAACATGCCTGTGCTTCATAGAAGGTTCAACATAAAGAAGATCAACGCTCATTTGGAGAAACTTGAGCAGATGAGAAACGAAGCTAATCAGGTTGTTACAAATAAGACAGACATGAGTAAGGTAAAGATACCAAAAGAGGTCATGGAGGCGTCCAAACAGTTCTCGTACCACACAAGCAAGAAAGCTCCCAAAAAATAGCTTCGTTACATATTTATTTGTATAGCATATAGTAAATGGCAGATAAAAATTTAGATCCAAAAGACATTCGTGCTTTTACAGAAGAGTACAAAAAAGATCAGGGAGATTATAACAATCTTTTAAAAGATTCTATAAAATACCTCAATCAGTCTTTATCTGCTTATGAAAAAATACAAGGAAAGATACAAGGTCTAAATAAAGATACACTTAATTTAAGGACTATAAATAAGGAGCTTGAAAAGTCTAGACAGAAACAAATAACAGAAACGACAAGATTACAACAATTAGAGAAAGAGATACAAAAAGATGGTAGAACGGGTATATCAAATGTTAATGAGTATTTTAAAGCTCAGTCTAAAATAGCAGATTTACAAAAGAGGCAAAAAGACGCTGCTATATTGGGAGATAAAACAAAATTAGGTTATATAAATCAGATATTAGCTTATGAGCAAAAACGCGTAGAGCGGATGAAGGACGGATTAAAGGTAGACGAAGTTGCATACATAACTCAAAAAGAGGCTGTAAAACTAGCAGAAAAACAGACCGAATACGTACAAGAACAATACGAATCTGAAAAAGACATAGCTAAATCTGTTGGATTTACAGGAAAGCTTTTGGGATTAACAAATAAATATCTTGGAGTAGGTGGTAAATTATATGGAAAAATAGTAGAAGAAGCTAGAGAAGGAGAAAAAACAACAAAAAGGTGGGTAATAGCTGCCTCCGCGCTAGGACTAGCTTTAGTAGCATCAGCAAAATTAGCAAAAACTGCTATATCAAAAACTTTTGAGGGCGCCATGACAGGACTAAAGGGATTAACTCCTGAAGGTGGAGGCGTAATATCTGGTCTTACGAGCGGAATATCTAGCATGGCAAAAAACATACCTTTCGTAGGAGGCCTTATTGGTGGACTAGTAGACGGATTCTCTGCTTTATTAGATGTGGTTGTTGGAGTAGACGATGCGATAGTCAAAGCCGGTAGAAACCTGGGAATGACTTCTGCACAAGCAAGACAATTGAACAGACATTTCCAAGACGTATCTTTAAGTCAGGGTAATGTGTTTGTTACTTCCAAAAAAATGCTAGAGTCTTACTCAGAATTGGCAGGTCAGCTAGAAGTAAATAACAAACTTTCTGACGCCACGTTACAGACGAATATAATGTTGAAAGACTTTGCTGGATTGGAGCTTGAAACTAGAGCAAAATTAGCAGAAGTTTCTACGATAACAGGCAAATCTACAGAAAGCGTTGCTAAAAATGTGTTGGCGCAAGTTAAAGGTTTAGAAAGGGCCACAGGCGTACAATTCAATTATCAGAAGATACTAAAAGAGGTTTCAAACCTTTCCGGAGTATTGGGATTGACGTTCTCTAAATATCCTGCCCAGCTTACAAAGAGTCTTTTGACGATAAAAGCTATGGGAATGGACATGAAGCAATTAGACTCTGTGGCCGATTCGTTTTTGGACGTAGAATCAAGCATAGCAAAAGAGATGGAAGCCCAAGTATTGACAGGTAGAGACATAAATCTTAATAAAGCAAGAGAGTTATTTCTAAACAACGATCTAGCAGGAGCAGCAGCGGAGATAAACAGACAGGTGGGATCGTCAGCTGATTTCTTGAACATGAACAGAATAGCTGCCGAATCCTTTGCTCAATCGATGGGCATGTCTAGGGACCAAATGGCCGACATGTTACAGAAGCAAGAGCTGTACTCCAGACTAGGAGCAAAAGGTACAGAGAACGCCAGAGAGATGTATGAATTAGCTCTTAAAAAATACGGTACAGAGGAGAAAATGGCTGCAGCTATGGGCGAGCAAGCGTATCAGAGCATGTTACAAGCTTCAACACAAGAAAAATTGATGGCTTTAATAGAAAAGATAAAACAATCTGTTATAGACTTCATAGAAAGGGGAAAAATAATAGAAAAGATAGAAGCTTTTGTAAACAAACTCACCAATCCAGACACTATAAAGGGTATAATAGGAACTATAAAGAACGCTATCGCTGACTTCATAGCTTTCTCTGGAGAACTTTTAGCTGATGTTGCGCGATTCGTATCTCATTTGCCTTTCACTGACAAATCGGTGTGGCAAAGCAGAGCAGACACAATACAGGGAACAACCGCAGGAATGGCAAATAACATAAGAGCCATGGGTGGAGATTTTGGAGCAATGTCAGTAAATCAACCCACGCCGCAAGCAGTAGTTGCACAACAGGGCGGTACACAACAGCAAAACGCTGGTTTCCAAGGAGCAAGACCCATAGTCGTTAATTCAATAGTACAGGTGGAAAAGAAGACGATAGGCAGAGCGTCCAACGAAGTTAATGATCAATACGTAAAAATAGATTATAGTAGATTCACAAATCCAAACGGTATAGTATAATAAATAAAAAATCATGCCCCTATTAGATCTAAAAACAAACCTAACATCGCTCAAGTTCGGTAGAGACAGACTGAACAGCGGCGATTCAGGGCAACCTTACATAAAGACGCCCATAATAGGGGACAGGTACGCAACCCAAAATCCCCCTCCGGATTTGGTTGAATACGCTAGAGTGAATAGCAACTCTTTGGACTATCCAATAAGGGGTGGCAACGTAGATTTTGAGATAGGTACGCAAACTCTAACAATATCCTCAAAGATAGACAAGGAGAGGATAAAGAGGTTTTTAAAAGACGCACCAAGGGGCACAGCGTTCGTCCAGAAGCAAATAGGACTTCAACTGACTAACCCGAAGACAGAAACAGGTATAAGCTTAAGCAACGCTTTCGGAGAAGTTAGCGCTATTCCAGGCGTCTTAGAGAACACTCGCATATACAACTACGGAAAGAATACAGAAGCTCAAGTGGGAGTATCGGGAACGGGATTTCACCTTCCAAGACACGGTCTATTTCCTTTCGATACGTTGTCTAAGTATTATAAAGACATAGTGGGAGCGCAGAACCTGATGAGTTCAGAACAGGTAAAGAACGAGAATAGGTTACTCATACTCCAACAGCTTAAGTTGCAATCCACCCAAACGCTAACATCAACGGATTCAGTTCTTGGTGCTATAGAAAAGATAAACCAACTGGGCATATCATTAAATAGGAACGTAATACAAGCTTATGTTGGTGGACCTGGATCGGTGTACGGTATAGGAAACACAACCATAAGAAGGTTCGACGATACTTCGAAAGCCGTTAGGAAGACAAAGCGCGGGATGACTTACGACCAGATATTTTCTCAGACAATAAACGATAGTAAAAAGAGTTATACTGATTTAGAAAACTCCGAAGAAGACGCACTAACATTCTCAATACAAGATTTTAAAAAATATGAAAGCGGTTCTATAGAAGACAGAGAGACGTATTATGCAATGTCAAAACGTGGAACAAGAGACGCCATAGCTCGCCGCGGTGTATTTACCTACTACGACAACGCATGGGAAACCTCAAATACGACCAATACATTAGATAGATCTTTTTCAAATATAGACGAAAAAGACGTGATTAAATTTGGTTTTGAGTGTATAAGTAATGATAATCCTGTAAGCGGTTTATTTTTACAATTCAGAGCCTATCTAACTAATGGAATAACTGATAACAACCAAGCAATATACCAAAACTTCAAATATTTGGGCCGAGGTGAAGACTTTTTCATATATCAAGGTTTTACACGAACTATAGGCTTTTCTTTTAGAATGGCAGTAGAAAACAGACAGGATTTAGTACCTTTATACGATAAACTAAACGCGCTTGTTTCTCAAACTTATCCAGATTATTCTGAAAATGGGGTCATGAGAACATCGCTGACTAGGGTAACAGTTGGAGACTACATATATAGAATGCCTGGTTTCTTAGAGAGTGTAAATGTAACCGTGAATCAAGATTCCTCATGGGAAATACAGAATAACTACCAAATGCCACACTACGTTGATGTTGCTGTGACTTTTAGACCAATACATGAAGAGATTCCTAAGAAGGTTAAATCGCCTTCCGATAAAAGATTGATATTGTATACAAACGCATCGGGAACAGGAACTCCTAGTCTACCAAGCTAAATATTAAACAATGCCAAACAGATACGAAACCATACCGCTAACAAGGGACACAGATCAAAAGAATCAGATGTATCAAACAAACGTATACCCTGACGTGCCTGTTACAGAAAACGACAACTATGTTATAACCACGCTTGGAGACAGATTGGATCTTTTGGCTTTGGATTTCTACAACGATATGACTTATTGGTGGATCATAGCTGCGGCTAATGATTTGCCAGGAGATTCCATATATCCCCCGATAGGTATACAGCTCAGAATTCCAGAGAACCCAATAACAGTAAACAATTCGTATAAGCAAGATAACGCAAATAGGTAATAATGAGTTACACACAGATAGACAACATACTTGGACAGCCTATTCCTGACTACGTTATAAATCAGTTAAAGATAAGGTCTAAAAAGACTCTAGATAAGAGAGACAACCAAGCGCTGGTATACACTGCAAACAAAAGCGGTTGGGTTAGAGTTGTTTCCTCTGTTGATGTCAGCGGATCTCTGTCTGGGATCCCCACTTACCCCGGTCCGGAACTTGCAAAAAATAATGTGTTGTTTGGAGGAATGTCTGCTTACAAAAATACAGGCGGTTCAGGATTCACGTACGAATTAAAACCGTATTATTCAAAAGAGGCATTCGATCAAACCTACGGTTTTAGACCAATGGCGGGGATAACAAACGCAAAAATCATAACTCAAGGTAAGCTGGGTTCAATACTGATAGCAGAGATAGACTTCAAAGCAAACACAAAGGCGCAGTTGGACCTTATAGACATACTGTATTTCAAGATAGGATATTCTATGCTCGTTGAGTGGGGAAATACGTTTTATTACAAACAAAAGAGGGAGGATGCAAACAACGACCTTTTGGTAGAAGATACGTTAAGAAAGTCAGAGGACTCTGCAGTAGATCCGTTCACAGGTGATCCAGATAAGGAGACAATAAGGATAAAAATAGCTAAAGCAGTAAGAGAGACAGAGGGAAACTACGGTGGAATGCTGGGTATAGTTACTAATTATAGCTTTTCTATCAATTCTGAAGGGGGTTACGATTGCCGGATAAAGATAATGGCTCCTGGTATGTTAGCTGAATCGATGAGGGTGAATTCACTAAATTCTCTACCAAAGATATACAAAGAAGCCATAAATCTATTGGCAAGTAAACTTACTGCTATCAATCAAAAAAACGCAGAAATAGAGAAGCAGAATCGAAGACAACAAGAGGCTCAGGAACTTTCAAAAGATCCCAACTCCTACCCTCCATGTGTGAGAAATTTAATAGGTAATACTTTAGAATTAAAAACATTTTCGAACGGAGTAACTGGAGCAACTGGTAAAAACGGCGAAGGCCCTTTCAAAGATTATATATTTTATTATAACTACAAATATTCTGTAAATCAAAAAGGTTCAATAAAGTATAGCTGCGATCCATCTACAAATAGAGTATTAAACGAAAATGGTGAACCTTTCTCAGGCCAACAGAGAACAACTAAAGAGTTCGTATCTGATATATTAAACGGAAAACTACCAGCTTCTAGATATGATTTGCGAAAAGTTTATCAATCGATAGAAGGAAAATCGGAAATAGGCTACAGAGTTGAAGATAAACAGGATAGGCTAACATATTTTTACAGTACGTCTAAAGATAAATTGATACTTATTCAAAATTCTGGAGAAGATTACGGTATAAATACTGCTAAATTAAACATAGACGCAAACTCTTTACATCTATATCAAAAAAACGAACTCAACACCAATTTACTGACAGTACTAAAAGAAAAAACGTCAGGTAAGGTATATGGAGATTTTCGATTAGCTGAATATAATCCCTCATATGATGCAAAATTCGGCTTTGGAGAAAATCTAACTACTTTATATGAGGCGGTGTATAGTTACAGCGTAGATGGAAAAAAAGTAGATTACAGTTTTGAAGTGAGATACGATAATACTTATGGAGAGGTTAGAAGCCTAAAAAATACAATAGATTTAGTCTCAGAAAAAGATAATAGAGCCGCTATAGAAGAAGCAATATACAATTACGTAAGTGATAAAAATAACACGTACTCTTTAAAGTTTTTAAGACTGGGCGCAAAAAGAGGCGACATAACACAAATAGTTAACGTTGAAGCAGCAGCTGTTGTAGAGGCCACAATATGGATAAATAAGCAGATACAGGACGTTGCCGCCAAAGAAACTGTGGTACCGCAAAAACAAACTGTAAAAGTTCCGTTTGCTATTATTTTTAATGACTTTAATTTATTTTCGCAGCTAATACCCGCGCCTAATAGCATTAACGGCTTCGTAAATCGAATAGATGTCAATCAATCTTCTCAGCTAAATGCAACACAAACCCCGCCAGAAACACAACAGGATTACGTGTCTATAGATGCAAAAGAACTTCAAAATTTCGAACAAGCAATGTACACTTCCCAATTGGAGACAATGTTGAGGGTTGTACAGATAACAACTATATCAGAAACAATAAGCGATATAGGTTTGTTGGATCAGGTTAAAAGCATAACGTGGACAGACGATAAACACAGCGATAGGTTGTACAATGGTTTGTTCATAGACGGAGCAATGAGATCGATAGCGGGAAGCATACTTAGGGATGTGGTAAATGCAACTGGAGACCCTTTCAAAGAAGGCAGAATATCTGATGAGAGTAGAACGACGTACCTTAACGGTAGCATGGACAAAATGTTGAGGTACAAAACAAACTTATACTACGGTTTTCACAGGGGTCTCATGAAAATCGATGATAAAAAAAAGACCATATTCGCTGAATTAGACCATCCTGAATACAAAGTCAATTTTAAAGAACTGCTCACGTCTTACGTTATACCGTACTATCAATCTAAAAATCTAGTTGACGGGGGTGACATTCACTATCCAACTTACATTCCTCTCGGGTTCTTTTTTATGATGTTGAACCACTGTTGTTTTCTGTACGATACTTCAGATGCAAACATAAACATCCCAATGTTCTATCTTGATTTCAATCAGGGAAGCAATGTGATGTTGTCTTCGGAATTTATGTTGACGGCAAACCCATACAAGTTTGTTGTTCCATTTACCGGTAATTCAGATTCGTATAAAAAGCTTTTTGATAAGGATCTAATAAGCAAAGACGGTCTAAGGATCGGTTCCGGAAGCGATTCTTCTGATTTATGGAAGTACGACGCGGTATCCGATTACGTTCCAAAGTTCAAGTCCGTGGAAAAATCAACAAATAACACTGTCGTTTACCGTGGAAAAACCATGAACGCATTGGTTAGCATAGATTATCTGTTAGATATCGTAAAGAGACACTCGCAAAGAGACGAAACCAACTCTGTGTACTTTAGACCGTTGATAGAGGAGATATTTTCTGACCTTGGAAAGTGTTTAGGCAGCTTCAACATATTTAGGTTGGCTTACGACGATCAATCCAATTGTTTCTACGTCACAGACGATCAATTTATACCTGGAGAAAACGTACATTACGAAGACAGTAACAAGAACATAGAACTCCCGCTGTTTGGTAAAGAGTCTATCGCAAGATCGCTTTCCATAACAACAGAAAACAGTAGCAAACTTGGAAGTACGGCTTTCGTAGGAGCAAACTCCGACGTCAGAAACCAATCAACGCTTGGAATAGACGGTACCTCCATAGGGGGTTTAAACCTTTTTGCAATAGATAGGTACAAAAAAGTAACAACTGGCGCAAATGACAATGCAAAGATTGCTATATCAAACAGTAGCTCTGACCGTCAACAAAGAGCAGTTGCAGCTTCCAGGTTCAACGAAGCTGTAAATAGTTTCTACTACGGAGGATTAAGATCAGAAGGAATGGTGGATCAAGCCGTCAACTACTACATAGAGAGGGTTGCAAAAGCTAGGAATTCCGATGCCGATCCAAACCTAAGGGCTGCGATGTTACTTCCAATATCCGTGAACTTTAATACAGACGGAATATCCTCAATGGCAATATACCAAGCTTTCACAATAAACGAAGAGTTGCTGCCTTATTCCTACAAGTACGGAATGGGTCAGACCGAAACAAGGAAGGTGGGATTCATAATAACTGGGTTGGAACATACCATACAGAACAATACTTGGACCACAGACGTTAAAGCCAACATGTATTACGTAAAAAGAAAGGGAGATTACAAACAAAAGGTCGGAAAACAGGATAAAGCCGAAAAATGGAAAGACATACCGTTAGTGCTGCTTACAAGCGGTGTTAACGCAACGAATAACGGTATAATAAATTACAGAACTAATTTCGTAGCTTCCAAAGATCAAAAAGCAATGGACGCTAAAAAGACAGCAGAGCAGTATTTGGGAAGAACGCTTATAGACAACGATTGGAACTGTTTAATAGCCGCAGCATATGCTGAGTCCAACTACAAAGATAGATCGAAACAGGCGACTTGGTGTGCAGCTGTTATGATAAATAGAGCGAGGAATTCTAGAAGAACTATATATGAAGAGTTAACACTACCTCTACAATTTCAAGCTGTCACAGGAACACCACGAAACGGGAGTTTGCCATCAGACAATTATGTGAAGGGCCCAAGCTCTTCTATTGAATTCTCAATATACGATGGAATTATAGCAGAGTTAATTAAAATAGATAAGAGGTATGTGAACTTTACATCGAATCTAAACTCAGCGTACGTGGATGGAACAGATATATCTTATAAAAGAAAGTTGGAAAATTCACCAGGAAAAATTATAGTTGGAGACACTATTTTTTCTTTCGCATAAAAAGATTACTATGTCGCTAAAATACTATCCATCATTTAGAATAAAACCAAACTTAAACTCTACAGGCAAAGAGTTCACACTAAACGGAAAACCGTACGTTGGAAAGTACTACGAAACCTACGACGGAAAGTTTTTCTCAGGAGCAAACCCAATTGTAGGACAAAACGAACAGTTGTCTAAAAATGTTAGTTATCCAAACTCTCCAGGTCTTAATTTGCCTTTGTTACCAAATTCCTCGAAAAGAACTTTAGCTTCAACCACAAAAGCCCAAACTGGCGCTTTAGATCCAACAGAACCAGCCGGGTATCAACCAAAGCCATTAGATTCCGATTACAATAGAGGTTACTTCAATAGATACTTTGTTAAGAAGGTAAACGAAACAGGTTACATAAAGGAGATCTCAGTAGAAGAGTATAATAAAATACAAGATGGATCAGCGCTATACGATGTTTCTTTCTATCAAACAGAGAAGATACTGTGGAAACTAACCGGACCGCTAAATACGGTGAGGCTTTCCCAATACGATATAAGAGCTGGCATAGTAGACACAAACAAGAGACTGATTGAGACCACAGATCAACGATTTTTGGGGTTGAAGACCTACATAGGAGACGAGTACGCAAAGTTCTCTAGACCCACCCAATAGATAGTTATTACTATTTGCGTATTTATGTTTACATTTGAAAAAAATAAGAGTTATGTACTTCGTCATAGAAACGGAGGAGCAGCTATCAAAGTTACAACCACGAGACAGTTGCTTTCTTCAAGTAATTCCAAACAACTACAGCTATCATCCAAAGCTTGCAAAGATCTCTTTATACTATTACAGGGGTGAAGATAAAGGCTACGTATTCAGCATAGAGCACAGCGAGTCTTTTCCACTGGATAACAAACTTGTGTTAGATTTCATAAATAAGCACAAAAGGGTTTACGTGGTAGATAAAAAGTATCACACGCACTTCTTGGATCACAACGGCGTGGTAGATTTGCAATTCTTAAAACAGGACGCCAAAGATCAAAAAACAGCCATACAAGTAGAGTACGAATCGAAGTACCGTGGGTTCTCAGGAATAAACAACATAATACCGTTGGTAAAACACTACGAACACATGGAGCGGTTGTACAAGCACTACGAAGACTGCTTAAACTCGTCTTATAGCCAAGAAATAGATAAGGTGATAAGTGCGTACAATTACGTAGAGAGCAACCCAATCAAGATAAAAGAGCAACAGTTCTTCGAAAAGTTTAAGCTGTTAGAAAACCAAGCGTCTTTATCAAAATCTTTTATTTACAACCAATACAACCTACACAACCAAACAGGCAGGCCAACGAACTCGTTCAACGGCGTAAACTTCCTGGCAATCCCAAAGGACAAGGAGCACAGGGACTGTTTCGTACCTGCCAACGACTACTTCGTAGAGTTCGATTTCGACGGCTACCACCTCAGGCTAATAGGTAAAGAAGTCGGATATCATTTCAAAGAAAGCTCAGTGCACGAATACCTTGGTAAGCAGTACTTCAACAAAGACACGCTGACAGAAGAAGAGTACAAAGAGTCTAAGACAATAAGCTTTAAAAACCTATATGGTGGCGTACCAGAAGCTTACCAGCACATAGAGTTCTTTAGTGCGATGGTAACGTTATCAAAAAAATTGAGTCAAGGGTGTGCGCCTGGTGAGTCCATGGAGCTACCCACTGGAATAACTCTAACAAGGGAAGAAGACATGTACGATAGCAAGCTGTTGAACTACTACGTACAGAACTTAGAAACCAAGAGAAACGCAGAGAAGATTCTCCAACTGAAAGACATATTAGAAGGAAAGAAGACAAAACTTGTGTTGATAACTTACGATGCTTTCCTTTTTGATTACTCCGTGTCCGATGGCAAAGAGTTATTGGTGCAAATAAAGGATATACTAGAGCAAGATCAAATGGTAGTAAAACACAAACACGGAAAAACATACTTTTTGTAAAAAACAAACATATTTATAAATGTTTAACGAAGAATACAGAATAACACGAGAGATGCTAAAGAACAAGCTTTTTTGCACATTTACCACAGAAGAGGGGCTAAACGAACTGATAGAGTCAATAAACCGTGAATACTCGGTGCTTTACAAAAAGATATTCGTTCTTAGCTCACCCGAATCCTCAGAGCTAATGTGTACCTACAACATAGACTACACTGATGACCAACCAAGGATAATGAAGAACACCATCTTGGTTCACAGAAAGAAAGAGACTAACACACTATACACAATCAACTCTCTTAACGCTCTAATAATGAGCTTGAACGGTGGAGTCCTTGATAACAAATACCCCGTTAACTGGCAAGATTACAAAAACTCAATACTGCTGGTGCAAGACTCCAAATTTCGGAAGCTAAATACCGAAATTAAAAAAATCGTGAACTTGTAAAATAAAATTTTCTCCTTTCGATTTTTTTTCGTATATTTGTTTTTTATCAAACAGTATACATACTATGGACATTAACATGCTAAGACAAAGACTACAATCTTTGCAAAATCCAAAAAGCGGTGGCAAAGGAGAGCTTCAAAAAACCCTTTGGTCCCCAACAGTAGGTAAGCATTCGGTGAGAGTATTACCGTCTGCCTACAACAAGTCAAACCCATTCAAAGAGCTCTATTTCCACTACGAGATCGGAAACAAGACTATGATCGCTCTGACAAACTTCGGAGAAAAAGATCCAATCGTAGAGTTCGCACAGGGTCTTAGAAAGTCTTCAAACCGTGAGGACTGGCAACTGGCCAAGAAGCTTGAACCGAAGATGCGCGTTTTCGTACCCGTTATTGTTAGAAACGAAGAAGATAAGGGCGTTATGCTTTGGGGCTTCGGTAAACAAATCTTCATGGATCTTTTATCAATAGCTGAAGACGAGGACGTGGGAGACTACACAGATCCTTTACAGGGACGAGACATCACGATCGAAACGTTGGGTAAGGAGTCAACTGGTTTGACTTACAACAAATCTACCATTCGCGTGAGAACAAAGGTCACCCCTTTATCAGAGAACGCAGATCAAGTTAAAAAGTGGATGACAGAACAGCCAGATCCTACTGCGCAATTCAAGCGATACAGCTACGACGACATGAAGGCTGCTTTGTTGGGTTATCTAAACCCTGAGAGCGAAGAGGAAGAAACAGAAGAAACGCCCGCCGCTCCAGTAGAAACCCCAAAGTTTTCTTTGAACACGGGTAAACCAAGCGTCGATTCTCGCATCGATGACATTTTTAACTTCTAAAAAAAGCCCCTCCCAGAGGGGCATTTTAATCTAATATGGCAAAAGAAAAAAAACAAAGTCTGAACGGTGCTATATCCACTGCGGTTAAGGGAGGATTCAACTTAGAGAATTTTAAAAAGAAAAAGAACCTTAGCACCACATCAGTAAAGTTCAAAGATGACAGGTGGATACCGTTATCGAAAGCGTTTCAAGAGGCGTTACAGATACCAGGTCTACCGATGGGTCACATAAATTTATTAAGAGGTCACTCTGATACTGGTAAGACTACAGCTTTACTTGAAGCAGCAGTATCATGTCAAAAGATGGGAGTACTCCCCGTATTTATAATCACAGAGATGAAGTGGTCTTGGGAACACGCAAGATTGATGGGACTGGAATTTAATGAGGTAGCTAACGAAGACGGTGTCGTGTGTGATTACGACGGATTCTTTATATTTGTTGACAGGGAAAAATTACAGTGTATTGAAGACGTAGCTTCGTTTATCGCTGATATTTTGGATGAACAGAAGAAAGGCAATCTGCCATACGACCTGTGTTTCTTTTGGGACTCAGTTGGTTCGATACCGTGTAAAATGTCTATCGAGAAGTCTACCAATAATAACGAGTGGGCTGCAGGAGCAATGTCTACCCAGTTCGGTAATTACATAAACCAAAGAATAGTATTGTCAAGAAAAGAAAGCCAACAATACACAAATACCCTTATCGCTATTAATAAAGTGTGGGTAGCAAAACCAGATCACCCAATGGGACAGCCTACGTTGCAAAATAAAGGAGGTACAACTATGATGTTTGACGCTTCATTAGTTATCACGTTCGGTAGCATAGCAAAGGCTGGTACGAACAAAATCAAAGCTACCAAAGGTGGTAAAGATGTAGAGTTCGCTAAGAGAACAAGGATTTCTTGCGATAAGAACCACGTTACTGGAGTCACAGCTGTTGCAAAAGTGATAATGACTCCGCACGGATTTGTTGACGATAAACCAGCGGCTATCAAAGCTTACCAAGATGCTCACTCTCACGAATGGGCAAAGGTTCTAGGCTCGGATACATTTGATATAGTGGAGGAAGAAGTTGAAACATCGGTAATGTACGACGACTCAGAATAAAACTAAAAAATGAAAGAAGACTATAAAAAATTGTTCGACTCCTTAAAAGAAGAAAAACAAGAGGCGTTGAAGGTAAACAGTCGTGTGTTGATGATAGACTCGTTGAATACGTTCATGAGAGCTTTCGCGGTCATACAGCACACAAACAGGAATTTAACGCCCATAGGTGGACTAACTGGGTTTCTTAGGTCGATGGGTTCGGTCATAAACATAGTGAGACCGACAAGGGTCATATTGGTGTTCGATGGCAAAGGGTCTTCAACAAACAAGCGATACATTTATCCAGAGTACAAAGCAAACAGAGGCATAAGGCGAATAACAAATTGGGACCATTACGAAAGCCAAGAAGAGGAGTCAGAATCCATAACCAATCAGCTTGTGAGACTGATAGAGTATTTGCGGTGTTTGCCAGTTGACATACTCTCCATCGATAAAGTAGAAGCGGATGACGTCATAGGACATTTGACTTCAATAGTAGACGGAGACATAACTATCATGTCTAGCGATAGGGACTACTTACAACTGGTGAGCGAAAAGGTAACCGTGTATTCTCCAACAAAGAAGATCCTGTATAACGAAGGTAGAGTGCTTTCAGAGTACGGAGTGCATCCTAACAACTTCTTATTACAGAAGATGCTTCTTGGGGACTCAGGGGATAACGTACCAGGCGTTATAGGCTTAGGACCTAAGACTTTACTTAAGGAATTCCCCGCGCTGGCCAAGAGCACGGAAATGACTCTGGAAGAGGTTCTTCAAGTTTGCGAAGACGGTAACAAGAAGATTCACGATAGCATAATCAACTTCAAAAGCCAAATAAAGATAAATAAGCTATTGATGGACCTTAGGTCTCCAAACATTCCTGACGAAGACGCACAAGTAATAAAAAATGTAATACTCGAACCCTATAAGCAGTTTAATTCGCAAGAATTTCTTAGATTATACGAAGAAGACGATCTAGGGGCGAGTATAAAAGATCCGAGGACTTGGTTACACAATCATTTTTTTAACTTAAGCAAATATAATTAATACATGAGTACATTAAACACTTTACAGGCGTACGGCGTATCTTTTCAAATAAAGGTGATATCGTCGCTTCTAAAACACAAGGAGTTCTTACACGGAGTTTATGATCTATTGAATCCAGAGGAGTTCGACAATCCAGCTCACAAGTGGATAGTTGAAGAAACACTTAAGTACTATTCTAAGTATCACGCCAATCCAACCCCAGAGTACCTATCTGTTGAGGTGAAGAAGATAGAGAACGACGTGTTGAAGGTAACAATAGTTGAGCAGCTTAAAGAGGCGCTAAAAGCAATCAACGAAGACCAAGAGTACGTCGAGACAGAGTTCAGTAACTTCTGTAAGAACCAACAGTTGAAAAAGGCTTTGATGAACTCAGTAGAACTGTTGACAAAGGGACAGTACGATGACATCAGATCAATGATCGATCAAGCTCTCAAAGCTGGACAGAGTAGGGACTTGGGACACGAGTACGAAAAGGACTTGGAAAGCAGATATAGATTGGAAGAGAGAGGCGCGGTACCAACCATTTGGCCACACATCAACGATCTATTGATGGGAGGACTGGGCGCTGGTGACCTAGGCATGGTATTGGGTTCTCCTGGCGGAGGTAAGTCGTGGTTCTTAATTAATCTTGGAGCCACTGCCGTAAAGATGGGATATACTGTTTGTCACTACACTTTGGAGCTTTCGCAAGAGTACGTAGGTAAGCGTTACGATTCCATACTAACAGGCATTGACTTTCAAAACATTCATAAGGAAGATAGCAGAAAGACGATAGAGGAGACCATTAATTCATTACCAGGCAAGCTAATCATCAAAGAGTATCCAATGGGAAAAACCACTCCTTCAAGCATTGAGACTCACATTCAGAAGTGCGTAACCCTTGGGCACAAACCAGATCTAGTCATCATCGATTACGTAGACTTATTGAGATCTAAGTCCAAGTCTTCAGAGAGAAAAGATCAAATCGACGATGTATACACTTCAATCAAGGGTTTGGCAAGGCAGATTCGCACACCTATATGGACCGTTTCACAAGTTAACCGATGTCATAATGTAGATGATCAAGTTGATACGCCGAGCGGTAAACAGAGAATAGGTGATTTGAAGGTTGGTGATATGGTACTAACTCATAAAGGTTTTAGGTCTGTTACCAGAGTATTCCCAGTAGAAAGACAACCTACATACAAAATAAAGTTAAAGAATGGAAAAGAGATAAATGTATCTGCTAACCATATCTTACCCACCCAATATAAACAATTAAAGTCTATAGCTACTGGATTAAAAGTTGGAGACAAGCTTTTTGTAAAAAAGTAAATTTTTGAGACACTGTTACATATTTATTATAAATTACAGTATGGCAGCAGTATTACCCGCATGGATTAAAAAATACGGAGAAGAGAAAGCTAATGAAATGTGGCAAGACTATAAAAAAAGATGTAGTAGAACTAGTGAATATTATGAAAAAAAATACGGAAAGGAGTATGCAGATATTTTAAAGAAAAAGAAAATATCATACTCTTTAGAATCGTGTATAGAAAGATATGGTAAAGAACTTGGAGAAAAGAAGTGGAATGAAAGATTGAGTAAAAAGCTTAAATCTCAGGAGGAGAATTTTAAAGAAAAAAAATGGAAAAACGGTAGAACACTAGAAGAATACCAGATTAGATACGGAGTGAAGGATGGCTATAAACGTTGGAAAAAGAGAAACGAACGTCAATCGTATATGGTATCTAAGCAAAGATACCTAGATGACTACGGAGATGATGGCGTAGAAATGTGTAGAAGTATAAAAGACACAACCTCTATCGAAGCTTTTATAAAAAGATACGGCCACGATAAAGGGAGTGAAGAGTATGATAAATACATAGAATTGCGTAAAAAGACATCTCCTCGGTGTAAAAACTATTGGATAAAATACCATGATGGTGACGAAGAGTTAGCTAAACAGTCTTTAAGAAATTATCATAAACGTGATTTAGAGTTTTTTATTGATAGATATGGAGAATCGTTAGGCAAAACAAAACATTTAGAGTTTATAAACAAAACGACTTCGCATAATAAATACTATAGTAAAATGTCTCAAGATCTTTTTTGGCAACTATACAAAGAATTAAACTTAACTGAACAAGATACTAAATTTTTTGAATTAAACGAAGAACAATTATTTTACAACAGTAATAATATTATAAAAGTAGATTTTAAATATAAGAATAATATTATAGAGTTTAACGGAGATTATTGGCATGCTAATCCTAAGATATACAAAAAAGACGATTTTATAAATGGTAAAATAGCAGAAGATACTTGGAAAAAAGACAATTCCAGATATGAATTCTTAAAGTCGGTTGGGTATAATGTCATAGTTATTTGGGAAAACGAATGGAAAACTGACAAAGATTCGGTTTTAAATAAATGTAAAAAATTTTTATTAAATGAATAAACACAACTTAGAAACAGAAATGTTCGACTTGGTCGAAATAGAGAGCATAGAACTCATAGGAGATACTAATACTATAGACATTACAGTAGAAGATACTCATATGTTTTTTGCAAATGACATATATAGTCATAATTCTGGTGCTCACAGTGACATCATTGAAGCAGACAAGATAGCTGGTTCTTACGATAAGATCATGATAGCCGACTTTGCTATGTCTCTATCAAGAAAAAGGGGAGACAAGCTTGCGGGTACAGGTAGGATTCACGTTATCAAAAACAGGTTTGGAAGTGATGGAATGACTTTCTCTGCCAAAATAAACACAGCAAACGGACACATAGACATAGACGCGTCTGAAATGGACGACTCAGAGCTTAAGGTGGATACGAGTTCAGCCCCCTCTGGATTCAGTAGAATAGATAACGATGAGAAAAAATATTTGTCAAATAAGTTTTTTGAACTCGGCCTGTGAACAATCAAAAATTAGCATATTTATTAATACAAAACGGATTAACTATGAGTTTGCTTAGTAAATTTAACATGGCACCAAAAGGGGACAGTTATAGAATAATTGAAAACCCCATAAAATACGTAGGATTCATATTAAGCGAAGTATTAAGAAAGGGTCGCACCAATAATAATGCTGCTGGTAGGACAAAATCCAATCCGTCTTCTATTGCTGCAACTGATAACAGTAAAGGCACACTACCCAAGTAAAACAAACACAAAATTTATTATTGAAATTTTTTAGAGAGAAATCTCTAAGGTATATTATATTGTTTAAAAACAGTAAAAAATAAAGTATAATGAACATTTTTGAAAAATCAAACATCGATTTTAAAGACATAGAAGTACCTTGGGGAGAGATAGGTTACATAACTTTCAAAAGGACTTACGCAAGACGGCTAAAAGAGGACGATTCTAATTCAAAAACAGAAGAGTTTTGGCAAGTTGTTCAAAGAGAGCTAGAAGCTTCCGACAAGCAACTAAAAGTGGGTTTTACCGAAGAAGAGAAGCAGCGATACGCTGAATTGAGAATGAAATTGAAGTTCTCCACAGCAGGTAGATTCATGTGGCAATTGGGTACCAAAACTGTAGACAGGCTTGGATTGCCTTCTTTGCAAAATTGTGCTTTTACCGTAGTTAACGATCCAATAAAGCCTTTCGTTTGGACATTCGAGATGCTCATGCTAGGTAGTGGAGTGGGATACAATATACAAAAGCACAATGTGTACCAATTGCCAAAATTAAAAGGCAAAATAAAAATAGAGAGAAAGGATACAAAAGACGCAGATTTCATAGTCCCTGATTCTAGAGAAGGTTGGGTGAAACTGTTGGGAAAGGTGCTTAAGGCTCATTTCTATGGAGGAGAGGGGTTTTCTTATTCGACCATCTGTATAAGATCAAAAGGAGCGCTAATCAAGGGATTCGGAGGAACAGCTTCCGGTCCAGAGGATTTATGTTGGGGAATAAACGAAATACATAGAATTCTTAATCAAAGAGCAAATAAGAAGTTAAGACCTATAGATTGTCTTGACATAATGAATATCATTGGTTATGTGGTAGTAGCGGGAAATGTGCGTAGATCAGCTCAAATAGCCATTGGTGATTTTGACGATTTGGAGTATTTAAAAGCAAAAAGGTGGGATTTGGGAACTATACCCAATTGGAGAGCGATGAGCAACAATTCCATAGTAGCACCAGAAGATATCGATGATATACCTAAAGAGTTTTGGGACACTTATAATCAGGGTGAGCCTTACGGATTGATTAATCTAGAGTTGGCAAAAATTGTTGGTAGAACCGGAGAAACTCAGTATCCAGATCCAGAAGTGGAGGGTTTTAACCCTTGTGCTGAACAGTCATTGGCTGATAAAGAAACGTGCTGTCTTGCTGAGGTTTACTTACCAAACATCGAATCCTACGAAGAGTTAAAAGAGGTGTTGACCTATGCGTATCGTATGAACAAGCACTCTTTAGCTTTACACTGTTCACTTAAAGACACAGAGCGAATAGTAAACAAAAACATGAGAATGGGTATCGGTATGACAGGGATACTCCAAGCAACAGAAGAACAGCGTAGTTGGCTTAAAGACGCTTATACTTGGTTGAGAGGTTACGATAAGTGGTATTCAGGAGAGAAAGGATTCCCCGAAAGTATAAAACTAACCACTGTGAAACCCTCAGGAACTCTTTCGCTTTTAGCCGGAGTAACCCCAGGGGTGCATCCAAATCCAGCTGGACCCTACTATATACGCAGAGTTAGAATATCATCTGAATCTCCACTGATAAGCGTTTGTAGACTTCACGGGTATCACATAGAGCCTCAGATAAAGTTTGATGGTACAGAAGATAGATCTACTATGGTCGTTTCTTTTCCGTGTAAACTTCCAGAATCTACGCCAGTAGCTGCAGATTACGATTGGAAGACTCAGATGGACATGATTAGAAGAATGCAGAAAGAGTGGTCAGATAACTCTGTTAGCTGTACGATTTACTATAAGAAAGAGGACATAGAGGATATTAAAAAATATTTAAAAGAGCACTTTAGACACGAAATAAAAACTGTATCGTTTCTACTGTATCACGGACACGGGTTCGATCAAGCTCCTTATGAGACAATAACCAAGGAGCAGTATGAAGACATGGCGAGTAAAACAACGCCAATCAAAAGTGTTGAGTTCAAAGAAGATGATATGGAATTAGCAGAGTGCGCTGGAGGTGCATGTCCAATAAAGTAATGTAAATTTTTTAAAATAAACGTTAGTTATGAAAGAGTTCATACAAGACGTGCACTATTACATAGATGACACACGAGTTATATTCACAGAGCAATACCACTTAGAACGGGGCGAGTGTTGTGGAAATAAATGCAGACACTGCCCTTACGACCCAAAGTACAAAAAGGGGACCACTCGCACTGAAACCGATAATTTTACTGAAGAACAGGATTAGGTTATATTTACAATAAAAACATGACATTCGTTATCACTCGAGAAAATGCGTATTTCATCATATGTATAGTATTGTTGGTGTTACAGATATACCAACACGCTAAAATAACAAAGTTAAAGAGGGACTTTCAGACATTGGCAAATCAGGTAATGATACTCTTCTTTAGCGTAAAAATGAAAAAAGATGAAGAAAAAGCAGCAGAAAGCAAACAAACAGTCTGAGGGTCTTGGAGACACAGTAGCCAAGATCACAGAACTTCTTATGATAGACCAATTGGCTCAAAAGATAGCTGAGTCTCTGGGTCATGAAGATTGCGGTTGCTCGAGAAGACAGGCGAAATTAAACGAATTATTTCCATACAAAAATAAAGACAAAGAAAGTTAGTTATGACAACAGAAAAAAGTTATGTAATAGTAGATTCAACGGAAAAGACAAAAGAGTTAGCAAAGTACATATCGGAATCCGATCTAATAGCATTCGATACGGAGACCAATTCATTAAACACGAGAAAAGGACAGATAATAGGTTTCTCAGTAACTACCAAACAGGGTACAGGTTACTACTACCCAACGATGATATATTCTGACGGTAAGCTTGTGGAGAACGAAATAGATGGAAAGCCTTGTCACGAAGTTGCTAAGAAGCTAATAGAAATGCTTGTTGGCAAAAAGATAATCGGACACAACCTGTCTTTTGACACAAGGTTCGTTAAATGCTTTTACGGAATAAATCTAACTCCAAGCGTGCACGCTGATACGATGTTGATGGTGCACACTGTAAGGGAGGAAGGTGCAGGTTTCGGATCAAGTTCTCCCTTCGCTTTGAAAGAGATAGCTAAGTCGGTTCAATCTGAGATAGGACTTGACGTAGAGAAGGAAGCAAACGAAGAGCAGATAGAGCTGAAAATGTCAATAAAGGCAAACGGCGGATCAACGTCTTCAACCAACTACGAGATTTACAAAGCTGATCTATCCATACTTGGGAAGTACGCTGTTGCAGATACCGATCTAACGCTTAGGATCTACAACTATTTCTCCCAGATACTTGAAAAGGAGGGACTAACCAAGTTCTTTTACGAGGACGAAGTGATGCCTCTATACAAGGAAGTTACCATACCCATGGAGGAGTGTGGCGTTAAGCTAGACATGGAACTCATCACCCAAGCTAAACAGAGAGTGTCTGACGACTTGGTTAGGTACCACAGCATAGTAACAAAGGAACTGTTAGAAAAGCCAGAGGTGCGCACTTGGGTGATGTACAGAGCGTTGGAGGACTATCCGCCAAGCAACAAAGGTGCATACGCTCAAGAATTAGTAGAGGAGCTTAAGTTGCCTTTCGATAAGTTAGCGAGCGGTAAGTACTCTATAACCGCAAACTCTGTGGCAAACCTCGAAGACGGACCAATAAAGTCCTTCTTTGAGACCAACGATCCAACTTTCCTTGAGGAAGATATTAAGATCAAGATAGCAGTTAAGATGTGGAAGGACCAAAACAACGGAAACTACTTCAACATTCAGTCAAAGGATCACTTGGGCGAGATAGCATTCGGAGCTTTAGGCATACAACCACTGTCAACCACAAAGACTGGTAAACCCCAGTTCGACGACGATCTCATACAATCTATATTCAAGAAGCACAACTGGGCCAAGAGCCTTAGGATATACAATAAGCTTCTTAAGATAAAGTCAACCTACGTAGATCGCTTCCTAGAGTCAGAGGAGGGAGGTAATTACTACTTCTACTACAAGCAACACGCAACAGTTTCCGGCAGGTACGGATCAGACGCTCAGCAGTTACCAAGACCCAAAGAAGAAGGAGACGACGATCCAATAGTGGTAGAGTACAATAACATGATCAGAGCATTCTTCGTACCAAAAGAAGGCAACATTTTCATAGACTGTGACTATTCATCGTTGGAGCCTCGAGTGTTCTCTCACGTATCAGGTGACGAGGGACTGTACGAGATATTCTTTAAGGACTACGACTTCTATTCGACCATTGCCATAAAAACAGAGAAACTACACCAGTACTCACCAGATCCAAAGGACTCTAACTTCTTAAAGAAGGTAGCACCAGCTCTCAGAAACAAGGCTAAAGCTTATTCACTTGGTATCCCTTACGGAATGTCGCCTTACGCGCTTGGCATGACTATAGGAGTTAAGAGAAAGGAAGCAGAAGAACTTGTTAACGGATACTTAAACGGATTCCCAAATCTTAAGAAGTGGATGGAAGAGTCAAAGTTGTTCGCTAAAGAGAATGGTTACATCAAAACACAAGTTGGTAGAATACGACACTTGGACAATCTAAAGAAGATATACGAAGTGTTTGGTGATTCAATAATGAACTACGATTTCAAAAAGCAATTAGAGAAACAGTACGGACAAGTTAAGGCAACCAGATTGATAAGCCAATACAAGAACGGAGTGAACTCTTCGATGAACTTTCAGATACAGAGTATGGCCGCTTCGGTGGTGAATAGAGCTGCTATAGCAATCAATCGAGAGTTCCAAAAAAGAGGCATAAACGGTTGGGTTTGTGCACAGGTGCACGATCAGCTCTTAATGGAAGTAGAGGAGTCTAGAGCAAAAGAGGCTGCAGAGATAGTACAAGATAAAATGGAAAATACAACAAAGCTAAACGTGCCTTTAGTCGCTATACCGCAAATAGCTAAAAATATGCGCGACGGACATGCATAAAATTAAGAACATGATACCCAAACACTACGAAACAGCTGTAAATAAAGCGTTAAAAGAAAATGTTAACGAGACAGAATACTGCGACCTGTTAGAAGTTTTTTATTCAGAGCTAGTAGAGCTTTCGATAAATCAACACGATACACACGCATACGAAAGATCATCTCAGTATACTTGGGACTTTACAGATAGAGTTGGTAACAAAATGAGAGTACTTCTATTACCCATGAAGAACGATGTCAAGTCGGCTTACGTTGTGAGTATAGAAGGAAAGGAGGTACTTGTATACGATAAAAGTAAGCTTGAAGACAAAGATATGGTGATAGATCTCCCAGACGAGAGACGATTAAACACAGTGTACAAAATAATAACCAATGAAATAGTACCTGAGTTTCTTTTAAATAAAGTACCAAACAAGCTGTCTTTCACTCCAATATCAACGAGTAGAGATAGGCTTGTGAAACTCATACTGAACAAAGTGGCTAAAGATCACCCAAGATTGGAAGTTAAGGGAAACATGCTAATACATAAGTAACCATAAACATAAATTGTAATAAGTTTTGATAAATCAGTATATTTATATACAAACACTAGTACTTGGTAGGCTAGCAGTTACGAAAAAACAAACATTAACCGCTCACTTTATAGGAGCACAAAACACAGGAGGTTTAAAATGACACAATTACAACATTGGGCAATGGACCCATTCGACATCATGTGGAAGAATTTCTTTGACACCACTTCCACTTTCAACAGCATCAAGACAAAGATCAATTATCCCGTAGACATTTACGAAACTGACACAGGCCTAAGGTTTGAACTGGCCGTTGTAGGTTTGGAAAAGAAAGACCTAAAAATCCAAGTAGAAGGCAATACGCTTAGGGTTATTCACGATGGACCTGGTGAAACAGAGTCGCGTGAGTACATTCAACGTGGAATAGCAAGACGATCCTTCGACCTAGCTTGGAGAGTTGCTGACAAATACAATCTAGCAAAGTTAGAGGCTAAGATGGAAAAGGGACTTCTTATATTAGACGTTCCCGCAGAAAAGACCAAAATCTTAAAAGAAATCACCATCAATTAAAGTTAAGCCTACCAAGTAAAGTTATGTTATCTATTTGTAAAAATTACATTTCAGTAAACGGATCCCTCTACCAGATCAAGAGAGCTTGGCCAGAAGAACGCATAAAAAACGTTGACATGGTCAAAGACTGGTTAAGAACTGATACTGTCTTCAGAAAGGACAACATCATGTACTTTTGCCAATTGATAGAGGAGGCCGAAATAATAAACGATTAAACAAAAACAGAAACATGAGTAAATTAAAACCGATTAACGGAATCGCTGTTCTGAAAACGGTGGATTCAGAAGAACAAACCTATGGAGCCATAATAATTCCAGATTTGGGCAAAGACCTTCCGGAAATGGGAGAAGTAGTAGCTTCATCTGACACTTACAACTGGCAACAGGGTACTTATTACAAGACGAAATTGCAACCGGGACAGAAGGTGTTGATTCCTAAGATGGGATCGATGAAAGTAACAGTTGACGGTGAAGACTACATTTTAATTAAAGAAACAGAAATATTAGCAATCTTAGAAAACTAAAAAAATATGAGCACAACAAAAAGTTTATTCGGACAGGAGTTAAAAGAAAAGTTATTGGCTGGCATTGAGAAGCTAAACGAGACCGTGTCTTCCACATTGGGACCGGGCGGTAGAACAGTACTGATCCGAGAACAAAACGGAGAGGTTAAAATTAGTAAAGACGGCGTATCCGTGGCCCGGGCCTTTAGCAAGCTAGAAGACGACATCGAAGACATAGGAGCCCAGCTTTTGAAGGCAGTATCGATCAAGTCAGCAAACGAAGCTGGTGATGGTACAACAACGTCTACTCTCATAGCTACAGAAATGGTTAAGGCAGGATTGAAGGAAATTCGTCAGGGAGTTAACGCAGTAGCTGTAAAGAAGGAGATAGATAACATCGTTGAAGAAATCGTAAAAGAGATCAAGAGTCTTTCAGTAGACATAAGTTCCGAGGAGCAAATCAAGCACGTGGCTTCCATATCCGGTAACAACGATACAGAGGTTGGAAATCTAATTGCTGCAGCTATAGACAAAGTTGGTAGGGAAGGCGTGGTTACAATCGAAGAATCAAAGTCTGGTGAAACAGAGCTAGAGGTGGTTGAGGGTATGCAGTTCGAAAGAGGCTACAAGAGTCCGTACTTCGTGACTAACAACACGACTATGCAGGCAGTATTGGAGAATCCGTACATTCTGTTGTACGATGGACGTATATCTACCGCACAGGAACTCTTACAAGTTATGACGAAAGCCAACTCAGAGAACAAACCATTGCTAGTGATAGCTGAGGACTTTGGAGACGAGGCACTGGCTACAATGATCGTTAACAAGATGCGTGGAATCGTACAAGTATGCGCAGTTAAAGCGCCAGACTTTGGAGACAGAAAGACTCTAATCCTAGAAGACATTGCGGTGTTGACAGGAGGACACTTGCTATCCAAAGACAAGGGACACAAGCTTGATAAAATCACCGCAGCTAACCTAAGCGTGTACCTCGGAACATCAAGACTTGTAACAGTATCTAAGGACGAAACAACCATCGTTGACGGTAAAGGAGAAATAGAGAAGATCGAAGCAAGAGCTAACGAGATAAAAGAACAGATCGAGAAAGCAACATCGTTCTTCGAAAGGGAAAAGCTACAAGAACGCTTAGGCAAAATGATAGGTGGAGTAGCAATCATAAACGTTGGAGGAAACTCTGAGGTTGAGATCAAAGAGAAGAAAGATAGATTGGAAGACTCTCTTTACGCAACAAAAGCAGCGTTGTCAGACGGTATCGTACCGGGAGGAGGAAGCCTTCTTTACAGACTATCCCAAACTAACAGAGGACAATCCATCGCTTGGAGCATAGTAAAAAGCGCAATGAGTGCTCCTTTCAAAAAGATCCTATCTAACGCTGGAGTAGAAGATTGGTGGCTATATACGCCAGTCGAAGGTCAAATCTACGACGCGAAGAATCACAAGTTGGTGAACGGAATCGAAGCAGGCATCATCGACCCAGCAAAGGTTGTGATAACTGCGCTAAAAAACGCGGCGTCTGTCGCTGGTACAATAATCACCACAGAGTCTATCGTATTCCAGAAAAAGGACAAGGACGAGAGTTCGCAACTAGATCCCATGGCTGGAATGATGTGATATTCTAAAAATGAACATATTTATTATAGATAGGAAGTTAGTGCGATTAACTGTCTATAATAAACTTATTGGCTCATAGAGCATTGGTCATCGCACGACCTTTGCTTCTTTTGAGCCATTTTTCATTTTATGAATTATCAAAGAATATATGACCAACTGTGTCATAGAGCAAAATCAGAATATAATTTAGGATTAAGAGTAAAAAAACCAGCATCTGATAAAACTAGGATTTATTATGAAGGTCACCATATAATTCCAGCTTGTTTAGGTGGTAAAGGACATGCGTATCAATGGGATCATG